CCTTGTGGGGGCAACTTGACAACTATGCGAAAACGAAACAGAACAACACTAGGGTTTCCTGCCAGTACGCTACCAACCCGTATAATCACGGCTTCACCTGAAACAGGTGAAATCGTGACCAATGGGTCAGTGTACTGTCCACAGGAACCGGCATGGGCCTCAAGTCATATGACTGATGAGGAACCCAAAGAACGGAACAAGCACTTCTATCATGAAGTGCATCATCTCGGTGTACGTTCCTCCGTAAGGGGGTATGTGCCCGAATGGCGTCCTAACTTCAGTCAACCATACATCACGTTTGCTGTATCATCCGCTGCGCCTATTGAATATAGACGTATCGAGATGCCGCTCATGTGTGTTGTGGCTGCTGGGTTAGAGGCGTTCCCTGAGTTAAGAATCGTCCCTAAGGTAGAATTAATTCTACCTTTGTGGTTCGATTATCCTAACAATGTGTTAAGCACAAAGTGGAAGGGGCCGAAGCTCGGATTAAGTTCCGGCTTTAGCCTCGTAAACTTCGCGCTGGAATGGAGGGAGTCGCTCAGGCTAGCGCACAGTTGGTTCTCTAAAAGAGAACTACTTGAACGCTGGCACGCCCTGTTGGGGCGTAACCAATCTCTCTCTGCAAGGGCGAAAGCCCTCGCTAATGAGAGGTTGGCTCATGTTTACGGCACCCGTCTGTTCCTATCTGATTCGTTCCGCCTCTTCCAGATTCTTAAATCTTGGAAGGAGCGAGCTGATCGTTTCCTAGCCGATGCTAACAAGCTGAAGGCAGTAAAACTGCCAAGAGCTAACAAGTTAGTAGTCGCGGAATCGGACATAAGGTCCGTTCCCGTCTTTGGTGCGACAAACTCTCAAATGAGAGTTGAAAGTCGTATCGAGGCGAGCGTCAATGCAACTCTAGGGTATACTTATACCGTAGAGGACATGACGTCCTTAATTGCCAGGGTGGCTCAGTTATCAGACACTTTAGGTGTCAAACTGACCGCCGGAATCGTTTGGGATGCATTACCATATACATTTATCGTTGATTGGTTTATCAACGTGAGTGAGTGGCTGCATCGCAATTATGATTATGATTGGCAAAAGCTAGAACTGACCATCCGCGACTTTTGCCATAGTGGCAAGGTCGTAGTGGACAGGTCTTTGGTCTGGACACGTGATGACTTCCCTGGTGTCTCTGGGACTACACAACGTAGTTCCCTGATATACGAGGATCACACCCGGTACTACCGTCGTCAAAGGGCGCAAGCCCCTGAACTTGACGAGTCAAGTCTTGAGTTATCAAAAGACAAATGGAAGGTTAGTCGCATAATAAATGCGACGTCTCTCATCGGTCAGCTGTTACTCAAGCAACGTAACTTGCGTAAGTCAGCAAGTAGGCGTTCTACAAAGGTGCCGAAGAGGATTTATTCCTATAAATCGGCCCTTAAGTGAAACCGTCTCAGTGGCCTCAGCGTTCAGCTGAGGGACTACTCGGACACGTTAGTGATCAAAAGCAAGCAAACCTATGTTTGACAATGCAACTAAGCTCACGCGTGGCGCAGGTACTGATGTACCAACCGCCATTATCGATGGGCCAACAAATGGGCGCACAATGCGCTCAAGTGCCGACGGGACTGTCCAGCTCTCAATCGCTCATAATGAGTCGAATGAGAATCCTGGGTTTGTTACCCAGAGGATCAATGTTCGTGTTAACCAGGACTTCGTCTTGGATGATACGGACAAAACAGTCAAGGCTTATGCCCAGCTGACCATCTCGTCGCCGAAAGGCGCCGTGACAGCAGCAGAGGCCGCCGACATCGTCGCGATGTTGATCAACTTCGTCACTCTCGGAGAAAACTCCGCGGGTAATACGAGCGTTGACAACACCAACATGCCGATAACGGTTGCCCGGCTACTCGCCGGAGAACCCTAGGCTGGAGCGATAGCAGTATAGTCAAACAGACGCAGCTTGCTTAGATCGATTTACCATATATATGGGATCGATGAAAAGCTATGAGTGTAAAACCCCTTGGTTTTATATCTCACTGATCAGTCAACTGTACTGCGATATAGCTCAATGCTATAGTGTCAGTTCAAGTGAGCGCAAAGCGGAGCTTCGAGTAATCGAAGACCGTTGCGCGTTAGAAGGGTTTTCGTTTTTAACGAAGACTCTACCGAAGTATGGGAAAGCTCTTGACAGAGCTCTCTCTACCGGTACGCAGTTCGCCTTCGCTGGTTTCACAACCAGCGGAGGTCCAATCCCCAAGTTTCTTGGGTGGTTGGTAAACCGTGTGCTTGACACTAATGGCTACGAGTCGAAGGACTCGGATCCAATAGCATTGAAGCACTTCAGGCAACTTGTATACTTGTTATACAAGTTGGAGATACCCTATGCACCTAAAACAGCGAAAGCCGTTGTGGATGCGTTTGTACAGACTGAGATTGACTTGGCCAAAGTTGACCAAGCTCATTACTCTTCTGGATGGATCGTACAAGCTCGCGCTATTATTGCGCGTGTTGTATGCACTATGGACCCGCAAAGGATAAAACCTAAGCATGGGCCCGGTGCTGTAGCTACTGGAGAGACAATCCTTGAGAAGACAATCTTCAAAAGGATCTATCTGTCGCTAGATAAGGACTATCCATTTATGGATTGGTTCCGATATAGCTTCAACCATGTAGTTGATTCATGGCGCGACGATCAACGTGAACTCCTTGTGGTTAACGAGCCTACTGCTAAAGTAGTGCTCGTACCCAAGGACTCGCGCGGTCCGCGCCTTATCTCTTGCGAACCATTGGAAATCCAATGGATCCAGCAAGGTCTTGGAAAGCTCTTACAAGAGCATATCCAAAGTCACCGACTAACCTCTGGTCATGTCAACTTTGACAACCAGCAGATAAACCGAGACTTGGCCATGTTGGGTTCAAAGAACCAACGATGGGTCACACTGGACATGAAGGAGGCGAGTGATAGGGTGTCTTGCGACTTGGTTAAAACCTTGTTCGCGGGGCATCCTGCGCTTCTGTCGGCCCTAATGGCGACACGGAGCACTTCAACTCGACTCCCTGATGGGACTGTACTGCCCTTAGCAAAATTCGCCCCTATGGGAAGCAGTTTATGCTTCCCTGTGGAGAGTTTAGTGTTCTGGGCGTTAGCGGTCAGTGCAATTAAACAGAAGTTCCCACTCAAAACCCTGAAAAGGATAATGAGCGAGGTGTTTGTTTACGGCGATGACCTAATAGTGAGACGCGAAGACTATGACGTCTTGCTTCAGTTATTCCCCACTGTTGGACTTATGTTCAACGATGGGAAGTGCTGCACAGCCGGATTCTTTAGAGAATCCTGTGGATGCGACGCCTATAAAGGCGTCGATGTCACGCCCTCCAAGTTAAGGAGTGTGTGGGGCAGTCGCCGAAAGTATGGCCCGGATAACTTATTGTCTTATGTCGCGTTATCAAACGCGATGTGGGGCATGGGTTATTATGGGACCGCACAGTTCGTGCATGACGCTGTTGAAGAGAGATATGGGGTTCTTCCCTATACCTCTTTGTTTTCGCAAGCACCTAACGGTGCTTACGTGACACTCAGCAGCGGCCCAGCATGGGCACGTGACGGAATCACCAAACAGTACAACAGAGACCGGAAGATTAAGACTCGCTGGAACAGCGACCTTCATCGACTGGAATACCATTCATGGTCATCTGAACCTAAGAAGGTGAAGACGAACCACGATGGTTACTCTGAAATGCTCCGTCGGACTTCCGACGGGTTTGGTACCCTAAACGGGAATTATGCGCTGGTACGTCGCAATCGCTTGAAACGTACCTGGATTGTGGCCTGAAATGGCCACCTTGCCGACTATAGATAAGACGGAC